CTAATACCCGTATCTCACGGCAAACTGCCTGTCCTCGGCGGCATCGCGCTCCAAAAGGCGCTGCCACTCGCGCTCATAACGCTCGTCTTCAAGGGCATCGCGCTGCATTTCATAGTCGCGCTCTTCCCTTTCGAGCTGAGCCTTGAGCTCGGCCAGATATTTTTCATATTCCATGGCCTCACTCTGCTGCCTGCGCTCTTCCGATGCCTCCCAGCGGTCATATTCCTGCTGCTCAAGCTTTGCGAGCATCTCCAGCTGCCTGAGGCTGCTGTCGCCCTCGTCCTGCCACACGTCATACGCCAGCTGCCACAGCTCGGGGATCTTGTCGGCCTGCTTTGATGCGTAATAGCCTCTTGCCTGCTGAGCTGCCTGTGCGGCATAGCTCGAGGCATATCCGCCGGTGTTCTCGGCTGCAAGGCCAAGGGCATCCTCCGCCGCCCTTCTGCCCTCGCGCTGATATACCTTTGCATAGGCCTGATAGAGAGGGTCGTTCTCATAGGCGTATTCGAACTCTCCGCGCTTCTCAAGGCTGTCCACAAGCCTGTCTATCCTATCAGAATAGCGGCTTTCATACTTCTTCTCGTCAGAGGACATCAGATAATCCACCGCCATGTCATAGATGTCATCTTTGATCCACTGCTCCATGCCCTTTGTCGAGGCCGCCTTTTCCATTCGGCTGCCCAGCAGGTCGGCCACCTGTTTTTTGGATGCCTTATTGCTCACGGCCGTCTTTATGCCGCTGCCGTAGTCGACGGGATCGAGCCAGCCTGCATAGTCGGAGGTCTTTTTATATCCCAGGCCCTCGCCGTCGATCTTGGCGTTGCGCTGCTGCTCCAGCATTGCCGCGCGGCGATAGTCGCCCGCCCCTGCAGCCTGCTCGATCAGCGCCATATAGTCTTTATCTTTATTGTATGTTTTGATCCTGCTCATCATTCTCCTTCCTGCGGCACATCCCAGCGTCCGCAATCCATATATATCTCGGCGGCAGTTCCGATGGTCACTCTGCCGAGGCTGTCCAGCCAGATGGCATTCTGTCCGCCCCTGCCGGCAATGGCCAGCCCGAACCTTCCGCCCTTCTTTCCCATTTCCACCTTCTCGCCGCCCGGGCCCGAGAGGGATATGCTCTCGCCCGAGATGCTTATCCCTCCACCCGACGAGATGATGTCGGTCAATGCTGTGTCAAGGCTCTGCACATTGGTGCTGTCGAGGTTATAGAGGGTGTATTCCAGCTGCTCCTGCATGCTTCGGATATGGTCTTCCATAACCGCGAGGCTGCGCCTGACATCGTTATGGTCAAGCTTCTTCATGCTTCTACCGAAGATCATCCTATATCACTTCCTATCCTCAGTCGTCGCTCGATGGAGCGGATGATGCATCTTCCATGCCCCTCGAGCTTTATGCTCAGCCTGCTTCCGCGGTTGGGCGGCAGCCTTATGGGCCTCAGTCCACGGCACTGCCAGTCGAATGTAGCCGCCCTGCGCCACTGCTGCCCCTCCCTGATAAACAGCGAGAACCATGCACCCTTCTCGGGCTGAGCGTCGATCACTACCGACGTGCATCGGCTGCTTCGTCCCGTGCCGTCTTTGAAAACATTGAACTCCATGCTCCAGTCTTCGGCTTCTTCTCCCTCATCAAGGGCCAGCAGCCTGCCGTCCCGGCACAGCATCATCATTCTGCCGTCATCTTTTGCAAACGAAGCGCCCTCTTCCCTTCCCCAGGGAAGCCATGTGCGGCGTATGATGTCGTATGTCAGCGTGCCGCCGTCATGCGAGAGGTAATACCTGCCGTCGTGCACCGCGCCGCAGGCCTCCTTTCCCGGGATATCGCCCAGCATATAGGATATGTTTTCGGGCACTCCGCCCGAATAGACAAATACGCCGTCGTTTCCCAGATAATACATATCCTCGCTGTCGGTCACCAGTGTCCCTGCGCACCCCTTTCTCACGCCGGGGATCTTTGCCTGCATGAGCTGGAAGTTGGAGGGTCTTGTTCCGTAAAGCTTCCATGCCATATCCTCCTTGAAGAAAATGATATGGGATGAATAGGGCGAGCAGGCGGTGAAACCGCCGCTTCCCGACACCGACACCGTATATGAGTCGGTGGAAAGCCCGTCATACACAAAGAAGTTGAGCGGATCGCCCAGCTTCGAGCCGTAAATGACATTTCCGCTGCAGCCCCAGAGGCGGTTGCCGCTTTCGCAGACCGCCTCGAGATCGGGCACCCTTCGGCTGACGGTGACTCTGCCGCTTTCGCTGCCGCTGTCGAACACATTGTCGTCAAACACCAGCCTGCCCTCCTCAACGCCCCTTACTATGAGGCTCATATTGTTGGCGCTCAGGCTCTCGCAGCCTTCTATGGTCACTCCGTCGCCCACCCCGAAGGGCCATTCGGAAACATCGGCAGCGATGGCTCCGTTTTCAAAAGAGGCACCTTCCAGCACTACAGACGCCTCCATATCGCCCATAACGCGGCTGACTGTGTCGATATACTTCTTATCGGGGAAAATATATATCCTTCTGCCCACCACGGCCATGGCTTTCTTTCCCTCTGCGACCTCACCGAGATCCTCTCCGCAGTAATAAACTCTGCCTCCGGCGACGACCGTAAGGCCATCGCCTCCCATCATGGCCTGAGGTGAGCCGTATTCGCCCACAAGGGCAGGCGGCACACGCTGAGTTATGCCGGGGCTTCCGTGGGACGACAGCCCGGTGCCGCCCTTAAGGGTTGCCGAAGGACAGTCTTCGGTCAGCCAGAGGCCGCCTATCTCGGAGGTAAGGCTTCTGGCGCCGCTGCCGTTCTTTATATAAGGAAGCATCATCTGTCCCTCCACACCGCGTCAAAGCTTTTCTTAGGAGGCAGGTTATCTCTGAGGTGCTGCTTTTTATATCGCTCCAGCAGGCTGTTGAGCATAACGGTCATGCTGTTATAACTCTCATATTCACCCAGCATGAAGTCGATCATGGCACAGAGATAAAAGACATAGATGTCCTCATATCCCTCTCCGGCCATAAGCCGTGCCTCGCCGTCGTCGGGATATTCCGGCATTTCGGCCTCCACGCCCAGCTCGCGCCTGAGCCTCTGCTCGAATCCGCACAGCCACCTGCCCTTTACCGTGTCGCTCACGGGGTTGGGCCTCATAAGGTCGGCCTGCTCGATGGCTTTATTGATCGTCATCGCCTTCCCCCTCTCCCAGAAGGCCCAGCCTGTCGAGGACAACGGCAAGCTGCTGCCTTTCCAGCCAGCCGTGAGGCATCGTGCCGTCAAGGATGCCAATATCCGCGGCCTTGCTCCAGCTCGCGGCCGCATAGCCGGACGGCGCCTTCTGTTCACGCTGCCTGAGGTATTCCTCCATCATAAGACTAAACTGTTCCTGTGTGATAGTGTCACTCTCCTTCCATGTATTCATAAACTTCTCGGGCGTGCCGTATTTCCGAACAAGCTGCGATACGCTGTTTCCCGGCAGAAGAGCCTTAAGCTCGAAATGGGGCTTATCGGTGATGCTCGCAAAGTCGCCGCCCCAGAAAAGGCCCATCGCCTTGCCCACTCTGCCGCATCTTTCAAACCATCCGCCGCTGTTGTTATATGCTCCCATGCCGTCATTTCGGTAAATATCAAAGGCAAGGCCCCAGTTGTGAGCCGACATGGGATAACGGGCATTGGTAACTATGCTGCCCGGCGCCGTTCTGCCCTGGGCATAAAAGGCATCCTGCTCGGCTTTAGTCCTGAAGCCGTCGGCTACCGCGGCCTTAAGGCCCTGAGCGGCACACTCGGCAAGGAATCTGCGGCAGATCTCTCTCAGCTCGGGATGCAGCAGCGAAATATCCCTACTCATCTCTGCCTGCCGCCGCTTTGTCGATGCTGCCCTCGGTAATGATATATGTTATGACCGACGCCATCGACACCACCGCGCCCGACACAGTGTTCACAATGCCCTCGTCAAGGCCGAACACCATCGCAAGGCCCGACACCACTCCTGCCGCAGCCGCCCAGAACTTGCGGCTCATAAGCTTGTTTCTGATATCCATCAGCACTCCTCCCTTCATTAAATATTATTTGTTTTCAAGATCGGCTATGCGGTGATTTATGACCTTGATCTGCTCCTCCACCACCGGCATTCTCCTGGCGAATCCGTTATGCTCGCGCACCTCGCGCGTCAGCTCGTCAAGCTTGGCTGCCGTCACGGCCTGTGTTCGTCCGTTGGCGATAAGCACTCCGGCCAGCGTCATGCCTCCGGTGATGAGCGCCACAATGATCTCACTCATGCTCTCACTCCACCGCCGTCCAGCCATAGACACCGGGTTCCCACACATTGCCGTCGACGTCCGACACCCATGTTATATGCCCGTGCCACACGATATCGCCGACCTCATAGCTGTCGGAGGCGCCCAGCGGCTGCGTCCACAGCGCGATGCCGCTGTCGGTAAAGCCCACCTTCTTAAACAGCGAGGGAGCTTTCTCGGGGCTCCATCCGTCCTGAGAAACGTGATCCTGCAAAACTGTATAAAGCTGTGTTTCGCCGTCGTCATTTTCGCCCCAGGCAACGATATCGCCCGCCTTATAGCTGCGGCTATTGCCGCGCCATCCGGGATAGATGTCGGCTATCTCCATCATCAGGCTCTCGTCCTCAAGGGTCGAGGCCCAAAGCTGAAGGGCACGCCTCAGCTGCCTTGCCTTATATACCCTGTTATTCATATATTTTCCTCCTCTCCCAGCAGTGCATCCATTGCCGCCGCGTTCTCCGATGTGGCGCCCGAGGCGATGGCCTCAAGTGCGGCCGCCTGCCTCTCTTCGGCTGTCGGCAGGCCCGAGGGTGCGTTTTGCGTATCCTCAAATGCTTCGATAACCGCCAGCTTATCCTCATCCGATGTGCAGGCCGAAAAATCGGCTCCCATCTTCTCATACATATCCACCATCTGCCCCAGAATGCCGAAGAAGGATCCGTTAACCACTCCGCCGCCGCAGACGATCGTAATATCTTCAAGCTGTGCCACGGGGTAACGGGTCATCCACTGGTTGGCCGAAAAGACCTCGCCGCGGGGGGTGATGATGTCGTCCTGCTTGTTCCAAACAGCATATTTACCCATATTTCTCTCTCCTTTATCTTAAATATTCCATGCGTACACCGCCGCGCTGTTATGATCGCCCGACGAGCTCTCGAGCGTGACCGTATCCATAGCGACTCCTCCCATAAAGAGGGCAAAATCTCCGATCGAGGCCCCCGCAAGCTGCTTATGATACCGCTCAAGAGGGGTGCCGAGGGTACGTGTCATCGACTCGTCAAAAATATTGACCGTCTTTCCCCATCG